CCCGCCATATTAACCTTCTCACCTCCAGACATAAAAACGCCCTAGCATAGTTATAGTTATATATACTATAATACCATACTAGGGCGTACATAGCTCTCTACCACTTTTATAAATTTTTAAGTTTTTTTAAAGTCTGCCAATCAATTTGGCCAGATGATAGTATTCCGCCATGACCTTGCGCTTGTAGCCATAGAAGTCATTCTCCGTTGCAGGAACCGTTCTGATCTTTTCCATTGTTCGATAGCCGATGCTGTTCACGATACTATCATAGATTTGTGATTCAATTCCGGGTGCATATTTGATAGATACCTGCAACAGATTGTATTTATCGCTTTCACTAAGATTACGTAAATGGCTTTGTAATGTCGGTATATCATCCGGCGGCACTCCGTAATCAATCAGTGTTGCCTTTCTTAACTTCATTTATTTCACCCTCTTCATTTAAGCTCCAGTCACATGGTATGCCTTGAAAACATTCTGGACAGCGTTCGTAGAATCCACAACCTTTGCAATCCGCTGGCTGTCCAGTGCAATATTGCTGTAGTACGTGGTATGCTGATATAGCAAGGTTTGGCGTTATGTCTGGTGTAGGTTTGTTATTCATTTCTTCATCTCCTCCAACTTTTTCTCAGCTGATTCACGGGTGAGAAATACAGTTTTGCCTATCTCTCCCACGAAACGCTCCAACTTAAAACCATCTGCATATCTAAAGACGATATCAGTAGTTCCAAATGCTGGCATATCAAAATGATGTACTCTAAGCTCGCGAATTGCGCTATCAACAATGCACCATAGTTTTTCTCCAACCTTACACGGTAATCTCACAAGCAAGCCCTGCTCTTCTAAGTCTTCATAATCAGCAAGTTTGGTAAGAATTTTATCTGCAAACGGTTTTAATAATCCATCCGTAATTTCTTCCCTTGCGACTCCTGTACCATCAACATTTCTTTCTCTTTCGGTTAATCTCTCCATCTACTTCACCTCTTATCGCTTACTTTTTATCGCTCGTTTTCATCGCTTGTTTCTGTAATTTCTCTTAAGCAGGCATTCCAGCCAATCGCAATAATATCTTTTTGTGATTCTATATTGTCGATCGGAACGATATACTCTTTTTCTCTGGCAGTGGCTTCAATGGACACCAATCGGGTCTTGATTTGCTTTCGCAATCATAATGTTCTTCTGTCATCAGAACTATATCATAATCCAAACAGTCAGCTAATTCACACAAACCCTCATATTCAAGTTCACCGCAGTATGAAATTCCGAACGGGCAATCATAGCAATTCTCTGGTGTATCTATCACTAACGCTGATTTACTCATATGTTTCACTTCCTCTCAGCATCAGGCTCAAAGTATTATACCACGGACAAGTCCTGACCCCGTTTCTGGCATCTCTTAACAGGACGCAGTACGGATATAATGCCATGACCTCATAGACGTGTTCTGTGGTGTCTTCGCCGTGCTGGTCGATGTATTTGAAACACTTACCCGGTCTAAGAAAATATCTTGCGCATACATACGCTTTTGTTCCGAATCTTACACTTGCACTGCTTATTTGTATCCCTCCTGTAATAATTCTTTATTGTCGAAAATGTTTCCAACCACTTCAAAATGTTTAATATCAAACTCGCCAAGATATTCTCTATCTGTGCTACCAGCTTCGTGTCCTACCCATCCTGCAACGCCCCATTCAACAGTTTCATATGTCGCATCCTCTGGGTAGGATTCGTCCAAGTGTGCCATCAGAGTATCATTTTCCCATATTTTGTTTCCGCTCTTGTCGCAAAGTCCTGTAAATTGGCAGAGGGTTTTTGGATCAACTTCAAACCACCTAATTACAGGAGTACAAAAAACCTCAAACTCATCAATGCTGATGGATATATCAATTCCAATGAATGTCTTGCCCTTGCTTTCCGCATAGCATCCCTCAACCCATTCGCCATTATCTTTCCGCTTTGCCTTGAAAAGAATTTCTCTCATTCAACTCCACCACCTTTCACAATTTCAACTGCTTCATTCAGACATTGAGCTGTATACCAATCGTCACCCGATTCTGAAACTTTATCTTTGATTAACATTTCCAACTGTTGAACAACTTCATCCACATCAAAGACTGTAAACTGCCTGTTAACACAATCAATAAATTCCTTCTGGTCAGAACTAATACTTGTTCCGATTTCCCAAATTTTGATGTATTTAATTAATTCGTCTGCATCTATTAGTCTACTCATTTAATTCCTCCACTTTTTACGATATCAACTGCTTCATTCATCTGTATGGTGCTTATTGTACATTATCGCTACACATACAAGACCAGTCACTCCGAATATGGTTCCGAGGGTAAATCCTAATATGAATGTAATCATACAACCACCTCACTGTCCGCTGGCATCTGATAATCAATATGTCCATTTACATAGGCTTCCTGAATCATGTCCAGTACCTTGATAGCTTTTTTCTTTGTGGAATATTCTCCGAGTAAATAACTGCATCCAGTGATATATGATGTTATAACTGTTTTTGTAGTCCCTCCTGCAATTTCGATACCAGCTGATACATTAAAATTAACTAATATCTCTTTATTCTGACTTCTGATTAACATTTTGTGTCCTCCTTGTTTACTCTTTTATTCCATGCTTTAACGAATTCTTTATAATCCTATGTGCCCGGGCAAAAACCTAACCCGCATTCACAGTGAATGCTTATCGGATAGCCTCCACTGTCAGGGTCGTAAAAAGATGGCTTCCAATCTCTTTCTGGGATATGCATATCTTTGTTCGTATCTATCTCTTTTCCGCAAAACGGACAAGGTTTTAATTTATTCATTACGTCCTCGCTTTCCATAACCTTTCAGAATTTCTGCAACTGCATTAATATGTTCTGAAAGTGTGTCTAAATCTTCGTCTTTAATTACTCTCAGCCCACGTCTTGACTTAAAATCTTCAATGGCATATACACCATCTCTGATTTCATTAAATTTCTTTGCCATTTCGCTTTCTTTTATAGCTTCGGAATCGTATTTATAAAACGTTTCGTATTTGTCATGTTCTCCGAATTTATCGGTTTCGATTTTGGTTCGTTTAGGAGTTATGCGAATAATCTTTGCCGGATACACCATGAAGTGCCTAAAACTTGCTCCCCATCCGCACCGTATTTCTCTTGCAACTCCAATCACATCTCCGACTTTTAAATCATCTTTATTTATCGGGCTTAATTTTCCCATTTTTCATCCTCACTTTCCCCATGTAAGCAACTGACACGATATCAATTTAGATCTACGTTCATTTTTCTTGCCATGGCTTCTATAACTGTCACTGTTACGCCGTTTCCTGCCTGCTTGTATAACTGGCTGTCAGAATTTACAAACTGTGCTTTTTCAAAATAATCATCAGGCCAACCTTGCAGCCGAAAACATTCTTTCGGTGTCAGCTTCCGAATTGCTATGCAACCCCTGCTTGTTAGTGTTGGACAAATATTTTCATATATGTATGCTTTTCCATCTTGACCAATATAACTTGTATCAAATAATATGGATACTTTGGGCTCCGTGTTTCCTCCCGGTTTTGTGCTAATTGTTGGAGCTAATCCAGTATCGCTATAAACTCTGTCTCGCTGCGAATTTCTTCCGTTAAGACAACCAAACAGTTTTAACGAAACACTATTTTCTCCGTCTGTTCCTTCGAGAGGAAATATTTTTGAGGTACTTCTCCCTCTAAGATGTCCGATAATAAAACATCTTTCCCGGTTTTGCGGCACTCCGAAATCTTTGGAGTTGAGCACCTGCCATTCTGCATTATACCCCCACTGCTCCATTTCAATGAGCAATCTGGCGAAATCCCATCCTCCATTAACACTAAGCAGATTTTTAACGTTCTCAATGAAAAGGTAAGTGGGTTTATCTTCTTCTTTGAGTTGTCCGATAAGGTACATAACTCTGAAAAACAGGCTTGAACGGTTTCCTTGAAATCCGGCTTGCTTTCCTGCGACTGAGATGTCTTGACAAGGAAATCCGAAGCACCAGCAGTCTGCTTTTGGAATGTCTTCGGCATACACTCTTCTAATGTCATTTGCGTACCACTCACCGTTTCTGTATTCATCTTTTAATATCTCCTTTTGTCTTTGTTTCAGTGTCAGTGTTGACAAATATTGTCGTTGTTCTTCTGTTATCAGGTGCATGGACGTGTAACTTGCTACCGCCCATTTATCAAATTCGCAAAACCCGATGCACTCATGCCCCGCTGCTTCCATCCCTTTTCTAAATCCGCCTATTCCGGCGAAAAAGTCCAGAAACTTCATTCTTCGTTCCTCCTGTTGTTATCTTTCTTTCTTTCTGGTTTTCATCCACCGCCGGTAAAGTAATTTATGATTAAATCTTTCATTTTCTACTCTCCGGGATTCTTTAATACAATTCCTAGCTCTTCTTTAATAGCGTTTACGTAATCAATCCATTCTGCCAGACCGTCATTGATGTAATCAGCAGCCCGGTCAAGTCCATTTCTGAATCTCTGACAGCGCTTCTCGCCAAAACCGAAATCATCATGCAGAACGGCGATTGACAATATTACAAATGAATCCGCTATAACCTCTTTTATCTTTTCTGATGCTTTATCAAGGTCTTTTACTGCCAGAGAAGTGTGTATCCCGGTCGCACCCCGGAACTTGCATTCCTGTTCAAGGGCTTCAATCCCGCCCTGCCGAACAATTCGTCTGGCAAGATCAAGGCCGTCCTCCCTGCCTCGCTCATATTCACGCATTTTATTCATTGTGTTAGACCTCCACTCTTTTTTAGTTTTCCCATCCAACAGCTCTCCTTATCTTCTGAGTCAGAATGTCAAACTGTAAGAATAATTCCCTGTCCTTACATTTCCTTGCTTTTATGTCACAGTCATAATTATTTATCTGATATTTCCCTTCTAACAGATCGCCATTATCCAGATATCTTTGAAAGACTCCCTTAGAAATTCCGAACCGTTCCAAAATCTCTATTCTGCTCATACTGTCGACGAATGTACCATCTGCTGTAACAATGTCATAAAGTTTCATCTTGTCTCCTTACTTATCTTTCTTATTCCGTACCCAACTGGAGTATATGCCCTGTCGGTACTGGGGTGGTTCGTCTTGAGCAAACCATCATCAACTAGATTATTGATATGCTTCCAGACCGTAGCTCTCCCGGCATCCACCCTTTCAGAAATCTCTGTAATCGACGGTGCATATCCAACCAGTTTAATATAACTGACGATATACATATAAATTTCTTTCCTGAGAGCCTGTCCCTGTTCGTATCTATTCTTCGTGTTGTACATTCTTTCTCAACTCCCTTTGTTTAAAACTTAAAGCATTGTTTAAAGCTAATATGCAGTCCAGAATGAACTGCTTATCATTCTGATCAGGACATACACCAGCTAACTCTCCAAGTTCGTCTAAGCGATTACACGCCTGTTCAGAATAGTCGTCCGTAAGTTCCACCTGATAGAACTCCTTTATAACTTTCCAGAATTCTGTCATAAACCTTTGTATAATTGGAATATCCTTAGCTTCTACTTTCAATCCCTCACATCCTTTTTGTATACAATATACTGCACACTGTATACGCTCTATTAATTTTTAAAAATTATTTATATTATATATAAATAGGTGTATAATATAAAGTAACCCACAGTAACCGAGATGTAACCGTACTAATTCGTGTAAACCATTGATTTTACAGGTAGGTAACCGAGTAACCGAGTAACCCTGACTTTCTCATATAGGGAAACTTTTATACTCAATATGTACATATAAATACTCGTATATATATATGCAGAATCAAAGGTTACCTAGGTTACCCGGTTACCTTTTGGATGAATTGTTTATCAATCAAACACAATATCGTCCGTAATTTCAAAATTATCATTGCAATTCACGAATCCTTTTGGAATTTCGTCTACAATTTTCAAGAACACGCATTTAGTGACAATTCCGTCCAGCTTCTTCGCTTTGGTCGGATAACCTCTGCTGTCGGTTTCCACAAGCCCCTTCTTAACAGCCCATGACAAGAATGCCTTTCTGGAGAATCTTCCAATTTTGCACAAATCATCAAACGCTGCACTATAGATTATTGCGGTTGACGTTTTCTCTGCCGGATTATTGTCAATAATTCCCCATCTTTCTGTTTTAATATCTGGGTTATCATCGAACTTAATTCCGTTCATAGCAATCTTGTCAACCACGAACCAGTAGGCACGTTCATTTTCAGACACCATTTCCTTCTCTGTCAGAAGACCCCTTGCAGTCTCAACGTCAATGTACTGACCATCATGGAATAGCTGATCTGTTGCAATCTTATCTGCTGCCAGAATGATACTCATTGAAATACTCTGCTTCTGCATTTTATCATCGTCCTGTATAAGCCCCTGATAGTGTTTTTGCAGGGCTTTTATATCATCAATGGACATTTCCTTGACTGCGTTCACAAAGTCGATTCCTGCATATCCGTAGTTCTTTTTAAGGGTATCTGCGGTAAGCTGTGGATCATCAAATATCTTTTCGGAACATTCAACCTCAATAATTCGGTTAATGGCTCCGCCTTGGCTGACATATCCGGCAAGCGGACGCTCGCCATTGGTCAGAATGCAGTTCTGCCAGCGATTTTCCCGGTTGACACCCAGTTCTTTGTTAGAACGACTTTTTCCTTTGCCGGAGCACAAGTCGTACACTATACCCTCAAAGTTATCCCTAATCTTGGCAGACACCTTGGAAGTATCATCCAGAATTAGTGGAAGATTATTGAGCATATCAGATTTTGCTTCCAGAGCCACATCCGTTGTCTTGAAGTCTCCTATGTATCGTGATTCGCCTGGATTCGCCCAGACAGAGGCTCCCAACATAAGCGTCACAGTCTTGCCACCCTCAGTTTCTCCCCAGAGGTCTACGAAAAACGGAAGGGCACCGACCAGTTTGATCAGAATACTGGCGAAGCTTGCAGCCAACATGATTTTCGGCTCTATTCTTCCAGTAGCGCGAACCTTCTTCACGTGTTCATACCATTCTGTTCTGCTGCCACCTACGCTGATGCTTTCGTATAGTTGTCGGAATCTCATATCTCCATCAAATACAATGTCCTTGTCATAGGGAAGAAAATAATCCCTAATCCATCCGATTTTGCTGGAGGAGTACTGAATGTTGATATAATCGTCATTTGCATTCTCAACGTCTGACAGATACCGTACAAGAAACTTCGCATTCTCTGAAGTTACTGAAATCCCAAGTGCAGATAATCCAACGATTTTAGTAGATGATGCAACCATGGTTTTCGGCACAATAACCTCGGACCATTTATTATTCCTCTTATAGATTAGCTTTATCTGTTCTTCTCCGGTCTCCAGATTCTTCATTCGTTCAATCGGAAGAATAGGATGATAACAGGCTATAATGTCCGGCGATCCTGGATTTGTATTTGATATTCTGATTCCATCATCATCCGCCACCCAGTTGAGACATTTCATTCTGCCATATTCACAATCAGAGAAATTAGTCCACTGGTCCAGCATAGACAACGTCCTATTGCTTTTCTCTTCCTTAATCATCTGCTTCTGTACTTTTGTGTAAGCTTTAAGCAAATCCTCAAATTTTTTCTTTACGCCAAGCTCCTTGGCTCTGTCCAGAAGAGTCAGCGTAAGACGTGCCTTGTATATCTCGTCTTCCTGACTGAATATCTTGTCAAACACTTCTTCGTCCAGAATAGAATCCTTCGTGAGCTTGTTTATCATTTCCACTTTTAATCACCTTCTTCCAGTCCTGTTATAAATCCATGGTGATATAGCTCAAGTTGCAACCTGTTCCACACTTCACACCATCCGTCAGACAATGGTTTCACCCTGCCAAGGATATCCCTGTAGAAATCTATATCAGACAGGCATTCTTGCAGCTCAACCTTTTTCTTCTGTTCTTCCTTTTGTCGCATTTTCATCTGCTTCTGATGGTGATATATCGCCATTCTGGAAGAAAAATCTGGTTTCTGGTATGTTCCCCCAAGTATGGTAAAAGCTGTCTTAAAATCGCAATTATCCATGTTCTGAACGAATGTAAATATGTCGCCTGTTGCACCACAACCAAAGCAATAATAGCTGTCTTTGTAGATTTTCATGGATGCAGTACGGTCACCACTATGAAAAGGGCACTTTATAAATCCTGCTCTGTTTGGAACCATGCCATATCTGTTCAGAACGTCCCTCATGCTATTCTGCTGTTTAATTGTTTCTTTATCCATTTGACAGAATCTCCAAAATTCTTTTGCCGGTGTCTTTCTTGTCGCAAAACAGAAATTCAACACCATACTTGCGTTGCATCGTGCAGAGAATCTTATATAGGACATCTCCATGCATAACTTTCTGTTCCTGCTCTACCCAGATGCCATTCTCTTTAACTCTTTTCTTTGCCCGGGGATTCTCCCACCAGAGAACATCATCCAGTTTTTCAATTCCTTTTCCGTGTTCACACAGGAACACAAGTTTTATTCCTGCTTCGTTTGCCCGGATAATTTCAGTACGGAATCTTTCATGCTGTTGGCACACATTTCCGCATAATTCGGAGAGATTTTGCTTTCGGTCAACAACCAGTCGAGGGTTGTCATAATTCATATAATCCCCGACGTAAAGCTTTGACACGAACCATTTTTCTCCTGCTGCATCAAATGCTTTCTTAATGCCATCAATAACTTTTTGATGTTCTCTACTGTCAATTTGTATCATGCGAACGGAATCTCCTCGTCAATTCCATCTGGAATGCTCATAAAACCATACAGGTCTGTTTCTGGATGCGGTACTTCCGACTTCTGCTGGCTCTGGTTAGCACCTTTGCTTTCACCAAACTCAATCTCTTCCACAACAATATCTGTTGTGTACACCTTCTGCCCGTCACGATTAGTGTAGCTGCCGGTCTGAATTCTGCCGGATAAATCCGCTTTCATTCCCTTAGAAAAATATTTCTCGATAAATTCTGCCGACTTTCCGAAAGCGATACAATTCAAGAAATCTGCTTTCTGATCGGAACCCTCTTTCGCAAATCTTCTGTTTACCGCGATAGAAAACCTTGCAATAGATGTTCCATCATCGGTGTACTTGATTTCTGGATCACGTGTAAATCTTCCTGTAAGAATTACTTTATTCATGCTGTTACTCCTTTTCTGTATGCTGTTTATCATAGTCAATTAACATCTTCAGGCATTTTTGCCCTTTTTCCTTTGTAAGAGACTTAATGTCATTTACTTTAAATCGCGCCTTGGTCTGGTCTGCAAGCTTAGCTTCCGGGTATTTGTCAATAATATTTTTAATTGACATAGTAGTTTCGGAACTAATCATCTCGGTTTCTTTTGACGGTTCCGTTTTTTTACCAGACGAATTCTCACTGTTACTCGAGCAATCATATTTAGTCTTGCTTTCTTTCCAGTAGATATCTGCTCCAATGCCGAGATTTTTGCAAGCTACTGACAACGCATCCGTTGTGGCCATCTTATAACATTCGTCAGACACGTAAATTCCGCTTCTTTCTTTTGTTGCTAGTTTACTTCCTCCAGTTCCAGAAATCGGCTGCGACCATTTGCTTTCGTAAAAAACATATAGTTCGATCATCACAAAAGCGCATGTCTCATCATTTATGGTTTCCGTCCATTTATCAACAGTCTTGTAATACCATCCGATTCCACAAGGCCCGAACTGCTCTGTCAGACATTTAATTCGCCACATAGGGTTAATATCTGTAAAACCTTTTAAACGTCCTGCCATAATCGGCTTCTGAGCATCTTTCGGAACTTCTCTGACATGGTTATATAATTCAAGATTTCCCACTGTTATTCCTCCTTGTCATAAACCACATACTTACTGCCCTCAATAATCAGCAAGCTTGCAATATCTTTCATTGATAAGGTTGATTCGTTATAGATTTCGACCAGTGCGCTGTATGCGTCTAATGAAACCTTTACAACCTGATTGTCTTTTCCGGTTACCAGTTGTTTCTTTCTTGCCGGAATATGGATTTCAAATTCACTCATTCGTTTCCTCCTTATACGATTTCTGAGCCGTTAAAAGCCCATTTAGAGCCTGTACATAGTTTGCTAGCATTCTTGCCTTGTATGATTCTTCAATGGGGTTATCCGGGACTGTGGCAAGCTGTATATCAATCAATCTCAGAACTTCATTAATTCTCTCATCCATGTTCACACCGCCTTGAAAAAACAGTACAGGTTGTCTGAAGCATCTCCGAACTTCTCTCCATCAATATCTTCGGCTTTGTGGTATTCCACATGATCCAGAGACATATCACAGTTTTCATAATCCAGAATGTAATCACCTCTGGACTGAAGCTCTCTGAGCAGCTCGTTGATACATCCTGCTATCTCCAGACTGGGAAGAAGTTTCATAATCGCTATCTGTTTACTCATTTGGACACTTCCCATCTATCAGAAGTTCCAACAAGAAAGCTTTGATTATTCTGAGACTTTCACGACTTTCTTTCTCATAAAATGGGTTAAAAGATACGTTTTGGTACAAATCCCACTTAAACACGTCTTTTGGAAGGCAAGCATCTTCTTTTCTTTTAAGTCCACATACTCTCATGCCATAAATTGAATAACTGAATTCGACACTTACTGTCGGAACTTCATTCACAACTCTTTTACAGAGTTCGTAAATTTCATCAATCTCTTTCTCGAACATCTTCTTATCCTCCTTATTTCCTACTGCCAGTCTGCTTCCATCTGGCGCACTGCCCATGCTGCCGAGATACCGAAAAAGATGTTTAGCCAGATAGGTACATCCACATATTTCCCGGCAAGCATACAAACAGCAATTAGCATATATTCTTTCATTTCATTTCTCCTGCAATCCACACAAGGTTGCTTGCTACCAGTGCGGCGGCTGTCACAATCCATGCCGTGAACCATCTTTTTGACTTTTTCTTGCTTTCTTCGACAATTTCAGTCGCAAGTGCTACTTCGATGTCAGCCCATGTAAGCTGGCTTTCGTTTTTAATTTCACTCATATCTAGCTAATTTCTCCTTATTTTTTCTTATTTGTCTTTACAATTAGCAGGTAGAGAACTATAATGTATCTATCCACTAAGGCATTTTAGTGGGTGCAAAGCTCCGGGGCGGAGGTGTCGACTCCCTCCGGGGCACTCACTTATTGAGAGCCTCCTTACCTTTCCAGACATGACCAGTTACTTCATAAACCTTTCTGGGACTTATAATGTAAGTAATTCGTCCGCCGGAAAGACTTTTTGCTGGCTTGTTATTCTGCACAGCCACGCCGATTGGCAACCATCCATACACAATCCCTGCTCGGATTGCTGTTACAGGGAGTCCGATCAATTGACTCGCATCGGCTACGGTCATATTCTCTGATGAGAACTCCGGCATCTGTGGGATTGCTGATATGATTCTTGCGATCTCTGCAGCGAACTGATGGACTTCTGCATTTTCTTTAATGTAAGTATCAACTTCGCTCATTTCATACTCCTTTCTTACTTTCTTTCTGGTCAGAATTACTGCAATCAATAACTCCGTCCATATACCCCAGAATATAATGCTTCTTATCTTCTGGGAACTTACAGTGCTCTGCGTGACTCACATAAAGGAGTTTCCGCTTAATACGTTCCTTGTTCTTTCTGTGCTCCCTTATTAGAATAAGTCGCAAAGTGTATGGTCGTGTCCACTTCCATATCAATACGGAAACCATCCGGTGTACAGGAAATCATGAAACCTGTACATTCACGTCCGAAATCCTCTCCGTTGATGCGGAAGATTTTCTTTTCTGTGTCAACCTCGATTGTTTTAAGTTCGTGTGGAACGAAAATTTTATTCATAATCTACTCCTTTCCCGTTTTCTTTCTGGTCAGAATCATCTTTTTTCTCAGAAAAACTTTCCGTCTTTCCGAGAATGTAACCCTTGTCAAATTCTGACATCTTAGGAATCGCGTTTTTTAGCTTTTCAACGATTCTTTTTTCTTTTTCAGACATGTACTCACTCCTTTCTTGTGATATACTCCCAGTAGACGGGAGGTGATATTGTGTATCTCAATAAAGAACAATTTAATTTCTTGAAATATCTTTCAAGCAAAGAAAAAATTGAATATTCTTCTCTATCGGAAAATGAAATCAAAATTTCAAATTTTCTTGAAGAAGAAAAATTGATTTCTGTTAATAGAGAATCTTTTCCTAAAATCAATCAAGACGGTCAGGTCAGATATGCAAAAGGAAAAACTCTCTCTATTACGATTTTCGAACAGGGAAAATCTTATATTGCTGAAAGAAAACATGAATTTAAAAAGTTACTATTGAAAGATGTGGCTATTCCGATTATTGTTTCGATTCTTACCACCCTAGCACTAAACGGATTAAAACTGTTGCCACACTTGCTACAATTGCTGGAATCACATATTCCATAATCGGATGGCGTTTCATATTTTTTACCTCCTTTGTTTACCTTGTAAACACAGTATAGTCCCTTAGACAACATTTGTCAATACTTTTTTGTTGACTTTGTAAACATTTTATGATATTATATTTTCAGAAAGGAGAAATTAAATTGAAAGACAGGTTTAAAGAGTTGCGAAAAGAATTAAACGTAACTCAGCAAGAATTTGCAGACAAACTAAAGATAAGTAGGAATTTTGTAGCGCAAATTGAAATGGGAAGCAAAGTTCCGTCAGATCGGACTATTGATGATGTTTGCAGAGAATTTAACGTAAACGAAGAATGGCTCAGAACTGGAAACGGAGATATGTTTGTACCCGGAATTAAAGACAAACAAATTTCTGCCATGCTTGCAGACGTAATGAAATCTGGAGAAGATTCTTTCCGACACCGTCTCGTGTCTGCATTAGCCAGATTGGATGATGAGGGATGGGACAATTTAGAAAAACTTATTGACATGATTTCTAATAAGTAAAAAGAAAGACAAGGGCAATGCGCAAACCCTTGTCTTTTTTAATGTTATCCGATTAGCCTTTTCACAAATATATAAATCACTTCTATCCAATGATTATTCGTGCATTTTTCAACCATCTCAATAATCTCTTTCTTATAATCCATAAATAACCCTCCCTGTCGCAGCTACCACTTACACTATAGTATATGTCCGGCTGTGGGAAATAGAACCGAACATTAGTTCTTTTTTGCTATTATACCACCTATCCCGACTCTTGGCAACTGCCAAATATACACATGGACTTTTGTTATTTCATACACAAACTTTGCAATCTCAAAGAAAATTATGCTTTCACAGAGGGAAAATGCGAGATCGCAAACTTTTTCACCGCCGTTGTTTGTATGTGGACACTTCTGGGCGGAATTGTCCTGATATACCGTGTACAAATGAACTATCTGCATATCTTTCTGATTATTGTTGGAAATTATCTTTTGTGGGGTATGTACAAGACTAAATACCTTATAGATCAGCAAGAGAAGTACAAAGCACTTAAAACATTTCTTTTTCATCTAAATCACTCTATTTCGTTCTAAATCTTTACAATATGTTCGTAAAATGATAAAATAAAAATACCACATATAACCGTACTTTACATAATATCGCAAAATCAGCGGTACAAAATACATAATCCGCATAAAAAGTGCGAAGCGTGGCGAAAACATATCAGGAGGGTGTTTATCATGAATGAAAAGAAAAAATATTGTAAGCACTGCGGAGAACTTATTGACGACGACTGCGTAGTGTGTCCTAAGTGCGGAAAACAAGTAGAGCAGTTGACTTCTAACAACAGAGACATCATCATTAATAATTCTGCATCTTCCTCTGCGTCCTCAGCGGCGAGTTCAGGTACACCGTATATAAAGCGGAAAATGCCATGGTATCTAAGCTGGTTCTGGATTTTAATATTGGGTGCTTGTTCTGGCGGAATATATTGGATTGTTGGAATTATAATGAGATCAAATTGGAAATCACATAATTAAATAAAAAACCGCCCTGGCATTGGCGTACCGGGACGGCGTTTATACATCTCCGGAGAGATGCTATATTCTGGCAAAACATATTGTATCATCTTCGGAGCAGTCGAACAAGACAGAAAATTTGTTCGGCTGTTATTTTTATACCTAAAAACAGCTACATAAAGAAAAGAGGAATAAAAATGGCGAAGAAAAGAAAGAAATATCCAAAACTGCCGAATAATTTCGGCTCTATCCGGTATCTTGGCAAGAACCGGAGAAACTGCTTTGCAGTGCATCCACCAGCTACACCGGACGATACTGGAAAGTTAAAACGCCCACCTGCAATCTGCTACGTAGACGACTGGATAAAAGGCTTCACTGTCCTGACAGCATACAAAGCCGGCACATATCAACCCGGCATGGAACGGACTCTTGAGGTATCTCCCACAACGGACATAGATGCTCTTATAAGCCGCTTGATTGCTGACTACAATACAATCAAGGGCGTAGAGGATAAACACCCGGAAATCAAGAAATTGACGTTCTCAGATGTATATGAGCAGTTTTATGCGTGGAAGTTCCCAGAGGGGACAAAACTGTCATACAGTTCAAAGGAAGCGTATCGGACAGCTTATACAAACTGCACCGTTCTGCATAATCGCATATTCGAAGATTTAAAGGCTCCCGATATGCAAAAGGTTATTGATGATTGTAAGCTGAAAAAGCAAAGCCAGATGGCTATTTTGACTCTGTTCAAGCAGATGTACAAATATGCAGTTTACTCAGAAATTGTAACGGAAAATAAGGCATTATATGTCCATGTCAACGCTGATAACGACACCGAACATGGAACGCCATTTTCTGATCAGGAGATGCAGGTGTTGTGGAATAATACCGACGATCCAGAAGTGCAGCTCATTCTTATTATGTGTTACTCTGGTTGGCGAATCGGGGAAGTGTTAAAACTCACAACCAACCTGGAAGAGAAATACTTCCAAGGTGGAATCAAAACAAAAGCCGGTAAAAACAGAATTGTTCCGATACATCCTGCCATATACCATTTTGCTGAACAGAAAGTGCTGGCACAAGATGGAAAACTATGTGTATATACTCAGCAACACCATAGAAAAGCGTTGTTCTATCCTACACTGGAACGTTTGGGAATAGTCGGAAATCCGAAACACACGCCGCACGATTGTCGACATACCTTTTCTGCGCTGTGTGAAAAATACGGTGTCCGGGAGAATGACCGAAAACGAATGCTCGGTCACTCCTTTGGCGGAGATGTTACAAATGCAGTATATGGACACAGGACACTGGAAGAACTTCGGACAGAAATAGAAAAGATAAAAGTTCCATTTGTGACTAACTGTGACTAACGGAACCCATTTTAATCTTTCTAAAACAACCGAAATATCATTATCGAAATGCCGGAAACCCTATTAAAATCAACGTTTTCAGCGATTTTGCAAGGATTTCCCACATTTCATTTTCATTATTCTAATTTTATTGATTGTGACTAACAAATAGAATTTAGAAAATTGCGCAAATGCCCGTAAATACAGTGTTTTTGGCGCTATTATATTAGGAAACAATATTTTTATTTGTGACTAACGTGTGACTAACGATAACAGTCTAAAATTCCCGAAATGATACAAAATATGTTTATAAATAAAGTTCCCGGGGAATTAACCCCGGGATGTTTTTATATGGCAATCAAATCTTTCCATGTGGCAGGTCCACAGATTCCGTCCACTTCCAGAACTTTTTTTCTGGATTCCTGATAAGCTTTTAGAGCGTAAATCGTGTTCGCATCTGCTGCCCATGTAAGTTTCAAAACTTTGCCGTTTTTACCTTTAAAACCTCTGGCTCTTAAAATTTCCTGTAGGAGGAGTACAGATGTGTTTTTGTCTCCTGCTTTTACTGTCTCTGGATTAAACATATATTTCTCTCCTGTTTGTGATGTATCAGATACAATACTGTAATCCGGTGTGCAGAACTTAGTTCCGGGCATCTGACTGTTAAGATAACTCTTTGCGCAGACACCGCCGCCATTTGCAATAATTCCAGATGCGCCAGAAGTATTTCCCTCGATGGTATAGAACCTGTCTCCGATTACAGCCGTTACGATGCCGGTATGAGCAAAAGTTCCGTTACGATAAAAGATTACAATATCGCCAATCTTTGGATTAGCGTTCCTTGTAAACAGATTACCAAGTGTTGGGCAGTAAACATAGGGCCAGTGTTTCAACAGTTTTTTTGCTTTTTCCTGTCCGAATGCTTCCATAAAGCACCAACTCACGAATGCTGCGCACCAAGGCTGTCCTTGATATGATGGCTTAATGTCTCGCCAATACTTCGTATAGTTGTTCGAACCGGCATTTGCTGTCTTGCTATCAAGTTGACTATTGCTTGCCTTTTCAAGATATCCGATTTCATTCTTTGCGATCTGGATTAATTTATCAATTGCGTTCATGCCTGTTTCCTCACTTTCTGGAAAATATGTTTTTAATGCGCCATAAACAAATCTCTGCCTGCTCTCGTATGCCCCAACTTGGTTCTCTGTGTCCGTCTGACAAGCTGCATAGAGATTATCGAGCGTATATGGCTTCTGAGTCTTTGCCAGAATCCTCGTTACTGCTCCCTGTCCGCCTTGGTGTCTAAAGTTCACACACATAGCTTGCGCTCTAGCGTCCGTAACGCCCTGTTTAAGGGCTTCTTCTGCATAGGTGGCTAATTGTTCATCCATAAGGCTATCTTGACATTTAACGCCCAAATCGGACGAAATAAGGGTAACTATGGTATCGGCAAGCTGTGACACTCTGGAAATATTAAAGCATTCCCAGTTTGCGGTCTGAACTTGTTCCAGAAGTCTGACCTTGTCTATCTTCTCCCACTGCTCCGGGTCGGCATTGTAAATTCGTTCCAGAAGTGTTTTGGCTTCGGTTCCGTACCACGCTCCTGCTCCAATTGTGATTGCGTGTTCATCAGAAGAATTGGTGTAGGCTTCCGTGAAGTCCGAATAATCCTGTTGTCCGTAAACCTGTCCGCCGGTTTCGGCCGCATAAATAATCTTCCTAAGAACTGCTTTCTGTTCGTTTGTCATATCGTGTTGCTCCTTTTCTGTTATTTCAACTCACAGCCTCACGAAGAGGCTAACTACGGTCAGGGTTGAGAGGTAGTTTTTTATGAAATTTTTAGTGAATCAAATGGGAAGAGGGAAAATTACTATTTTGCAGTCCATGAATCAGCTTTGTTTTTCGAAGTATATATTTTTGCATCTTTACCTGCTATGACTATATCAACAGTAGATACATCTAGGGTCATTCGTATCCATATCCCAGTGTCATTAATAAATGGTACTGTACCGTTTGTTGGTGGTTTCAAATCCCATCCCCAACCATTGTAAAAATAAATTCCATCATAAATATCATTAAGGTTTTTAACATTTATTGTTCCAATGCTTTCACCTAATAGGGACGTCTTACTATTTAATTCATTAAGTGCCCCCAGAATTGTCTTGTTTTGTGTCTGCAAATTTTCAAATACCTTGTTTGCAATCTTTCCTATAATCCAATCTGACAACGTCGACAAACCAAGACGTTTGTTTGCTTTACCTGCGGTATCAAGTACCATTACTTCATCATTATCTGCAGGGTCTGCTTTTATTGTGCAATCTGTCCATTTTGGCACGGCTGTTTCCTCCTTATGCTAAATATTTGTCTCGGATATATTTTTTGACTGCATCAAGATGAGCCTGTATATCTTCATCTAGTACAAGAAAATTGCCTTTGTTGTTCTGGCTTACAACTTCTCCTGTTTCTTCGTTTACTTCAGAATAAGTGTAAGCAATACGGCTTCCCTCTCCAGTACTAAGATTCATAAAACTTGTAAGAATTTTTTTCATGATACATTCTCCATTTCGTCAATAATTTTTTCCCTGTTATTAAGAAGTTCTTTTTCATAATCTGGCTCTGATACTTCAAGACTTTTGCTGTAGTTTGGCTCTGGCATATCTGTGTCTATTGCCCTATCGTAAGCTGTTTCGCTTGCATCAGCAAAACGTATGTGCTCATAGTCAGCTTGACGCGCTTTGATTTCAAACGCAAATTTAAGTCCTGGAGTACCTTTTACAGTGAAATATGTCTGTTCTTTTTGGTCTACCCAACAATCTCCATCTCCTTCCTTTTGCAAGAACACATAATATTCAATCCTTACATTAGTAGATTCTTGGAATATGTCATCTATGTCTATCAGACATGTGCCGTCTTCTGATATGGATGCTTTTCCGATGTCTCCAAACATGGGGGATGCCATTTCGTAGCAATAAAACGCCTGTGTACCATAGTTTTTTGTTGGAAAAATCCTCTTCTTTGTCCCTCGGACACTTAAATCCGCAAGGTCTGTCCCCGTTCCGATGCTATAGAAATGACCACTGGCTTCTACGTGCGTGCCTGCTTTAACTTTTTTTGATGCCGAAATACTGTCCGCAGAAACGCTAGTATTAAACGAGGCTGAGCTTGCGTGTACAGTTCCTGTATAAAGATTAATTCCTCTAATTCGTGTTCCATACAGTGTCCCGTACCCCGGCACATATACTCCTGTATTCGTCTTTGAATAGATCTCTCCAGCTGAAGCGTCTAGCGTTACTTCTCCATACGTGCCACTTGCTGAAAGCTTCCTATATCCAACTTCCCATCCAGCCAGATACCCGGTGTCAATATACGAGGCATTCAGATACACCTTGTTGTCATGAAGATATAATCCCTGTGTTTCCCCGTTGTTGGTTAATTTATTAAATATTTCCAACTGGGTCATATCTGACGCGTCTTTGCCATCATCGCCTTTTTCTCCGTATACACCGATAATATGTGGAGTAGTGTTCACACTCGTTCCGTCCGTGTATGTGGTTGTCTGATAATTCCACAAATATCTTTTAGATGATGTTGGCGTCTGCACGGATTCCGTCCAACCTGATGTGGATGTTGTCACACCTGATGAAATTGAAGAAGCAAGGTAATGTTGCACAATTACAGATACGCCGTTTCCAGTATCGCCTTTTATCTTCGTCCAGCTGTAATCACTTGGATTTGTAGAATCATTCTCTTTAAAATCGGTATACTGCCCGATGTAAGTCTTGCCTGCGCTATCAGACACTGAGAAACCTGTTTTTCCGTCAGAACTGGTCGCATAAGCAATATGGAGATAAGATGTTTGCCCGTTGTCTCCATTTGTTCCAGGGATTCCTTGTGCCCCGTCTTTGCCTTCAAATCGACTCCATGTGTATTTTCCAGGGTCGTCGCTATCCGCTTCTGTATAGTCCACATAAGTGCCAATATAGGCACTTGGCGTTTCACTCATCTGACTGGAAGAAGTCGGGTTCGCAACAGAACTATATTTGATATGAAAATAAGATGTCTTTCCGTCCTGACCGTCTTTTCCGCTTATTCCGTCTTTTCCATTTATTCCCTGAATACCCTGTAATCCCTGAATACCCTGTTTCTGTTTTGTAATTGTAAACTGCTTCTCAACAGAGAGGTTATTATAAGAAACTGACACGGTAATAATTCCTGTATCAGATGAAAGTGCCGTTACTGTATATGTTGCTCCTGATTTTGAACCCGTAACCCCGCTTCCGGCAGTAAACGTTATAGTTGCGTTGTTTGTAACATTCTCATCGCCATACAACGCCGTCACCGTCGTTTTACACTCAGGGAATGCTGTGTAATTGCCTTCCGCATCCGTTGGAATACCCTGATACTCATTCGATAATGTTACATTTAGAGTCTTATATTTCTTCGCTTCTTCCGCAGCCGCACCCGTGGCAATATCGGATACACTCTTGCCCTGCAAAGAAAATTCGGTGGCAAGAATATAAACTTTCCCGTTATCATCAATGTATAAGGTTGTTTGGTTGTCCTTATCAATAACCTTTATGCCTTTGGCATTGATAAATTTGCCCGCTAAAAGTCCTGCAAGGATGTAATTTGCATTGATATACAGTTTCTTGTCCTGTATATAAATCCCCTGGTCTTCGCCACCGTTTGTCAGCTTATTAAATACCTCATCCTGACCAAGGCTTGTATCATACTCCTTAACCGCATTATCAATGTCAGTTTTGTCCACATATTTGAAATCAATCCAGTCAGTGTCAGTGAATGCACCGTCCGCTCGGCTTCTGACTGCTGTTTTGATAGATGCTTCGCCATCTGCCTTTGATGTAACCCAGAAATCTCCCATGTTGTATGGTGGCTTGGGCTGTTCAAAATAAACTGCCGCTTTCCCGTCAATCTTATCAAATAGATAATCTGGTGCTTCCTGCTCAATCCATTTGTCCCCGTCCCACCGCCAGCGCGTGTTGTTCGTGGTATTCTGCCAAAGGTCTCCTTTGTGGATATATTTGCCTTTTTCCCAGACAATTAAAATCTCATTTCCACCTACGTCCAGAATGGAATTGCCATCAACATCTGTCCACGGAATCTCTTCTGTTTCTGTCCATTCAAGCGCCGGGTCTGTATCCTGGCTCCAGGTCTGAATCTTACCATCAAGCTGTTCTTGAAGGCTTTCGATCGTATCGGCAAAAACGCCCTTGATAAATGCTGTGATTGCAGAATCATCTGTATATTTAGATGCCCTCACCCAGTCATCGGCGTCATAACTTGCACCTTCTGCTTTTGCCTTTTGACATTTGAGAATGTCCCCTACTTTTCCCTGGACCCATAAATCGTCAATGTCGTAAGGGGGTACTGGTTCCGCTCCAAATATTCTTTTCTTTACATTCGCCGTGTCCTGAGCTTTTGCCGCATCTGCCAGAGCTTTAACCACCGCAGTATCTTTTACATAGTCCCACTTGTATTCACCGTTAATCTTTGCATATCTGTAAGCCTGACCACCATATTCTTCGTTGTTTACGATATAAAACAGGTCACCTAAATGTTTCTTTTTAGTTGTATCATCTGTCCAAGTGGATGCCGGTTCATTATTGCCATCAGGAACATAGTCTCCAAAGAATGCTTCTATCTGTCCGTCAATCTGCTCCTGAAGAACCTTAATCTGTGGAGAATACACCTCTGTAATGAACTTCTCAACCTCGGCATTTGCCACATTTTCTGGTGTTTTCCCTTTGATTGTAAGTTCCGTGGCATTAAGATTGACGGCCCCTGTCTCTGCGTCAATACGGAACGTAATATTCCCGTCATTGTCTTTTGCCGTGAATCCTCTTGTGTTGATCCAATCCGACTGTATACCGATGGCATACAGAATGTTCAGCACTGCATCGCCGTTACTGTCAAATCCAGCTTTCCAAGTCTGACCTCCGTCTACTGATAAGAAGAATCCATCAGCACCCGTCTTATATATCACCTTAGAAGAATCAGCAAGTGTGGGTTTGTCATGCCTATATGAAATCGTGGAACCGTCTGTCTGAGCTTCTTCTGTATAGTAAAACCCAAGGGTGTTGGCTGCTAGTTCGTTCATCTGCTTTAGCTTTGCATCATAGGCAGTAATCTTTTTCTCAGAATCTTTCTTTATTTTGTCGACCTCGACCTGCATACTATCTGGATAGTCAGCATTGATGTCCTCCATGCTTTTTGCATTGCAAGAAAGACTTGTACTTCCAGAAAAAGTAAAGTCCACATCTGTCAGATATGAATAGTAAATATTGCCTTTAATGTCGGAAAATGTGACCCTATCTCCAAATGTGGCATATCCAATCGCTGTGCTGTCGCAAGAGAACGGTCTTAATCTCATACCGACAAGTTCTTTTCCAATCAGGTCAATGCCCGTCTGTTCATTGCCACTCAGAAGCTTGTTGTCGATCGTGATGACATACCCGTCTGTACCGTACTTATATTCCGTCTCATTATCTGTATACTTGACTCCAGTAACAACTACATCGTCAACATCATAAGTAAGGTTCCTGATAGCATTTAGTTTAAATCCTTTTCGTTCAAGAACTGTCTCGATCTCGTTACTTTCGATGTCAAGAATAGCACTTCCATTAATGTCGTACCATGGAACCGTTTCTAATGTAATAGTGTCTGCATCATCGTCAAAAGTGATGATTCGCAAATTATCATTCTCATCAATGCGAGCATTGCCGCCTGCCAGAGCTGCAACCATACCGATTACTGCTCTAAAAGTGGTGTTCTCCGGCTTCTTCTGCACCTGATAGTCTGCATTTTTAAATGTTGCGTCACCTAACACAATCCCGGTCTGCTGACAGGCATCTTCTAAAACCTCTCTGGCAGAGCATGGGAAGATAAGATTTGTTTTGTAGTCCGTCTCTGCCTTACTCATATAGTCCAGCAAAGTGAGGTTAATTTCATCGGACGTGGCGGGTTTTTTTAACACAATAAATGTGCCACGGCGAATGATTTCCAATCTATCAGACAGTTGCAAATTTAAAAATAGAGTAAACTGCGCCCCGGCAAAGTTGTAGTCAGAGAACCTATCATCATCATTGACCAGTGCCAATGTTGCTGTTTTTTCGATGGCTACACCTATCGGGAAGTCCCCGGAATCAGAAGAATCTACAATTCCGTTTCCATCAAGGTAGAAATCTTCTTTTTCCAGGTTTAAAGTTGTCCCATCACGCAGCACCGCATTCGCCGTAACATAATAGTTACTATTTGAGAGAGATTCTGTTTTTAACTGATTTGTAACATTAATCATACCGGTCGAATGCTCCTTACGTTAATAGTTAATCCTGTCCATCGTTCCTCATTGTCTTTGAGCGTTTGTGCTGCCATGTTGAAATTAGATGCATAGAACGTTTTGTCAATCCATTCGCCGGGTGTTCGAGGGTCTTTATGATGAAAAGTGAACTGACTTTTATTAATCATTAAATTTAGAATGTTCGCAATCTCTCCCCATTTAAGCTCGCCCCATTCCATGTCATATCCGGCGATAGTCCCCATTGGCGTGTTATGCATAACAAGATCCTGACTTCTCTTAGAGCTTTCCGTTGATGTAGTTGCGAACACCGGTTTGTATGTGTCAGGGGCCTTTATAATGACCCCGTCAATCTTAAACTGTTCCTGTGCCATTTACACACCTCCTAACAAGAATGGATTCTGACCGCTATTTCTACGTCTCCTAAGTTCTGCTTCATCAATGATAATGTCTAACAATTTTTTGCCAGATGCATTAACTGTAACATTGTAAGTATTTCCATCTCCCTGCCCTTTTCCTGATTCTTCCCGGACGATCTGACGCAACAGGCTCTCCGGTGCTTCCAGGTTATTGCCTTTTTTCTGATCGCCTAATACCGCAAGGAATTCGCTTCGTGGCGGAATAACTGCACCACTGGCCAGATATGGGATAGTTCCGATACGTGGAAATGTCGCATGAAATCCAATAGTCTTTGAACCAAACGGTGTTGGAACAGTCCAGGGTCCAAAGGAAAATGCAGATTCAATTCCACCAATTGCATTATTAATCATTCCAACTGCATTATTAATAATGCTGATTGCTTGATTGATCGGAGCTTTAATAAAATCAACAATGCCTTCAAACGCAGATCTGACTGCATCTCTGGCGGCATTAAACTTATTAGTGATAGCATTTTTTATCGCTTCTACTTTATCAGATACGAACGTAGCTACGTTTTCCCATGTTTTTGATGTCTTGTTCTTTACGCTGTCCCATACGCCTACAACTTTAGTTTTAATTGCATTAAATACTGTGCTGGCTGTGGATTTAAGAGAGTTCCAAAGACCAGAAAGGGTCTTTTTAATTGCGTTCCAGATTGTTGAAGTCAATGCTTTAATCGCATTCCAAGCAGTGCTGATGATGCTCTTTATTATACTCAACGCGCCTTTTGTTACGGTTTTAATTATCTCCCACGCACCTGACACAACATCTTTGATAAAACTCCATGCTCCATCCGCAATCTCTTTTATTCCCTGCCAAGCCAGTTCCCAGTCTCCCGTGAAAACGCCAACAAGAAAATCAATAATTCCACTCAGTGTATCTGCTACATCACCAATTATTTTAATTAATGATTTTATGACTTTTATCGCTACGGTGCCTACAACATCAATTATCTTTGCAACAACCGGAAGCAAATTCGCGATTATCCAGTTAATTAAAGGAACTAACACCGACTCCCACAGAAGTTTCAGAGAATCAATGAGTTTTCCGAGAAATGTTTCTATCTTTAAAATCGCATCCCCTAATGGTCCCTCTAATAGCCCTTTGATTTGTTCTGCTAGTCCTTGAAAAACAGGAAGAACGTACGTATTATATCCAGTTATCAGAGTCTCAAATATGCTTGATAATCCATTCGCTATAGAATCAAAGAACGGCTTTACGTGCTCATCGTATAGCCTCGATATTGCATCACTAAGGTTTTGAACAACTGTTAAGACCCCACTTGTTACAGTTTCTATTACTCCGAGGCTGCCCTCAATTGCTGACTTCAAAATGTCTTTGTTGTCGATAAAAGGCTGCGCAATCATGTTAAGGATGTCTCTGCCAAGTTTTGCGGCTGTTTCCGTAAGAACCATTCCAATTTCAGTAAAGATTCCGATTAAATTAGCAGTAATCTGCTGCGCAGTTTCTCCGCCAAAAGCTGAGAAAACATCAGCGAAAGCAACTGCAAGATTTCCTGCGATTTTCGAAATTTCAGCACCGATGTTGAACATATCTATCAGATAGTTCTTTATTCTTTGCGTGTTCTGCTTTAAAAACTTTTCGATTCCGCCTATAATGTTTTGCGCAATTGTTAATCCGATTCTGGCAAATGAGCCGGCAACTTGTCCAATTGCATATGCGAATGAATCGAAAAAATTATTTGCTGCTTTAGCAACTTCTGAATCAGTGAAGATATCCTTTAAAGATTTCCATATGGAATCGAGATCCTTTTTTATTCCGTCAAGAATTGGTTCGTAATCTCCTAATCCATCCCAGAATCCTTTTGCGATTAACTTAGCCAACTGTTTAAATCTGTCGATTATCTTTTTTAGCGGTTTTGACATTTTATCAAGAACTGTCTCACCCTCTGCCAATTTTCCATAATCAACATTTTGTACAGCATCTTTCATCTGATCTGCAAGTCCGCCGGTTGCGCCCGGTACTTTTGACGATGAATCTGTGCTTTTATCCGTTGAGTAATTATTTATTTCGTCAAGAGGACTAAGATATCCTTTTGCCGCCTTAGTAGCTTTCTTAGTTGCATCTGCTGTATCATTTGTCGCATCTGCCAGCTTTTCGGCATTGTCGGCAGCATCTCCATATTGGTCTGCCGTATCAGCTATTGCATCTGTTCCGACAAGACCTGCACCACTTGCGCCTGTCTGGCCAGATGATTTCTTTCCGGTGATTAATTCCGTAAATGACTTGAAAGCATTTGCCAGACTTGCCAGTTTGCCCAGCAAAATATTAATAACTCTCAAAACGGGAGTGAAGAGATTGATTAATCCCTGTCCGACTGTTGCCTTGAGAGATTGCAACTGTAACTGCATCACTCTGACCTGGTTCGCCCATGAGTCAGATGTTCGAATGAAATCACCAGATGCGGCAGACAACTGTTTCTGTACAAAAGCCAAGCGGAGAGCCACTTTCTCCTGTTCGGTCATGGCGGATGTTGTTTTTCCGTAGCCATTTGCAAGTGCATACTGGTCAAGTGCCGACTGGGTCATTACCACGCCGAGGTCTTTGAGTGTTTCCGTTTCGCCCGTAAAAACGCTCTTCAACTTTATGAATGCTTCTTCCTGATCGAGATTATAGAAAGATGCAACATCGCCTGTAAGCTGAGTCAGCTGAGTAGACATATTATACGCCTGCTCCTCTGAGAATCCGAAGGCTTTTGCCATAGCTCCAAAAGTACCAGTGTATTGTTTTGCCATTGTTTCGGAGAGTCCGGCAGAGGTCATAGCATTCTTTGCAAATTCGTTTACCTTGTCCGACATGGTTGTGAATGTAACATCGACCACGTTCTGCACTTCGGCAAGGTTAGAGCCGAGTTCTACGCATTCCTTACCGAACTGCGTCAGTTTTCCAATCGTAAATACTCCGCCAATCAGTGCGCCTATTTTTTTTACTACGCTGCCAAGTCCGTTAAAAGACTGCCTGATTGCTGATACGCCGTTTTGCACGCCTGATGTGTCCATTCTGGTATCAATAATGACTGAGCCATCAGCAGCCATGTGTCCACCTCCTAACTATTTGAGGTTCAACATCTCATTCAGCTTATCTTTATAAGCTTGCTCCTCGTCGCTGAGACGTGTTTTTATGTCAATTATGTTTTTATTCTCTTGATAGAATTTCTTTTCCCATTTATCGAACTTTTCGCCCTTTGCTTTTTTTGACCGGATTCCAACTACGGTGTTGAACAGGCACTCGCCAGATTCCATAAAGTATCCAAAAAACGTCCACCAGTGCATATAAGGTACTGATCTGATTTCTTTACCAGCAACCTTGTTCACAGCCGGAACGATCATATCTCCATCCTGTTCCCAGTCCATCAAACGGGGTTTGGGCTTGTTCGGGATATCATCGAATTGACCACAATCAATAAACTCGCAAGCTTTCTGACAAGCTTCTGTAAGATGTTCCAGGGGTATGCTTTGCCAGTCCTCAAACAAAATCTGTAACATAACAACAGCTTTCGCCTGTTCGTCCAATTCTGGGTCATTCATGGCGACCAGAATGTCAATAATTACTCGAAAATCCGTTCTGATAGAAAAATCCACCCCACTGATATTTAGTGAGGTGGGCAACTCATAGGCGGTCATTTTGTATACTTCTCCGTGTACTTATTGACCACTTCCTGCATTTTTTTCTTTCTCTTTTCAATCTCTGGAGTAAGTGCTTCATTGATTTTGTCAAGGACGATATAAGCGAATACCTGACCATTTCCAAAAACAGTTGTTGCGGTAATTGGTTCTTTAAATAAATCCTTAGATGCTTCATATCCGAGCATATAATTGATTTTGTCCTCAATCTGCTTATTAATCTCAGCCATCTCTTTGCTGGAAGAAACATTTTTAACAGATTCCTGAGCCTGCTCAAAGAAAGTTTCCAATTCTTCCGCTCTTGCTGCAACGTTAATGTCGGTAGGGTTCAGCTTAAATGAAGAGAACACTTCACCCTGTTTGTTTGTGAATGTGAAAAGAAGAAATCCATCATCAATGTTTGTATTAATTGTTTTTGCCATTTTCTATATCCTCCTAAAAATTATTCGCTGTCAGCTGTAAATGTGCCGGAACTGATATCAAATTTTCCTTTTACTCGTTCGCCGGTATAATTGACGGTAAACGGAATCTGATAGCCAGATGTATCACCGCCGTAGGAGGTCGGCACAACGTAGCAGTCCTGCTGATATGCTTCATACTTGCCTGCTGTGGCTTCTGTCCAAAGGTGAACCTCAACTGCTTTTGTTTTGAGGTTATCGTCTTTGAGACGTCCATCTACAATCTTCTGTAATGCTGTAAACAGATCAGAAGTAGTGTCTGCATAGAATGGATCAGCGTCAGAAGAAACTTCGTAGCCGTTATGTTTGAATGTGGATTCTCCAAGAATGTTTTTAGAGGTTTCGGTGTCTGGATTGAGTTCAACATTGTACTCTTCCAGATCTTTTCCAAGACGTTCATACTTCGGTGTCAGTCCTCCACAGAGAGAACCTGCATCGATATAATGAGCCATATATTTACGGTCAATTTTGCCTGTAACTGCCATAGAAATGTCCTTTCTGCCTATAACTTTTAAAAGGCTGTGTAGGTTAGCGACTATCTCCGATTGATAGCTGGTTGTTACTTGTTATATTACTTCATAAGTATTTTCGTAGCGTACCGTTAATGGTAATAACCAATCCTGTACACCACTCTCCTGTGGTTCTAAACCATAGGAATTATCACGGGTGATACGTTTTATCACTCGCCCCTGAGAAAGCTCAGGAAACGCATTTAAACGTGTCTCAGAGCCATTTATGATAACTGGTTCTCGGCATATCCATTTACCGAGATTGTCAAGAAACTTCTGAACAGATAGCTTCTGTCGTTCCTTGTCGGATGCTGTACGGTATACTACATAAAATGGGTACTGGCATACCTGGTGCATTACGCCACAAACATCTTCTTTTTCTGAATAAATCAAAGCTCCATTATCTGCCGAGAACGCAATTCCTGATTCCTTGCCAAGTTCTTCAAACTTGATTGTTTCATTTTCATACAGTCCCGGATACTGGTTCAGAAGTGCTTTCATGGCATCTGTCAGAATTTCGTATCCGGTTGCGTCTTTTCCGATAGGTTTATCTGCTATGCCTGCCACCTCCTGCCTGTGCTTTTACTTTGCGAACCCATGTGTCACCATATTGCCGTTTAGCGGCATCAAACCACTTTGCCTGTGCCCGTGGGTGAGCCTGTTTGGTGTATTCAAGATTTTCCTTTGCGGCTGTCCGACCAGAAAACTGACTAACGAGAACTTTCTTTGCTCCACGTCTTGCGCAGGGACTTCCAGTTGCTTCATCAACCATTCCTTTCCCCTCGTACAGAAAACGTCCATAAGGAGCCGCCGCCGCGCATACTTTCCCAGTTCCTTGTAAGGATGTACTCTCAACTCTTGTTCGGTTGATAAAGTCCCCTGTAATCATCGGCATAAACGGCACCATACTGTCCATAACCATTCCATCAAGGAGATACTGGGCTTCTTGGTACTGTCTGGAGAACCTGTCCATATTTAACTTGATTTTCATATCTCCATCGACTACGGAGAATCCTTTAAAATGATGAATCTTACTCATATCACTTACCTAGAATCTCAAAGTGTGGAATCAGTGTATATGGACCGCCTACACTGGTAATCTTAAACACATTATCCTTGTTCTCGTTCATGTACTGGTAGAATCCATTCCGATAATCACCATCAGATACCGTTCCACCAGTCCACTCACCCTCCCAGAAGAATGACTCGTCCGAGAATGTGATAGTGTCTTCCAGAGCGTTGTTAATCTGCCTTTTCCACTCTTTAACTGGCACCCATGGAAGAATCTTGCCATTCTTGTCAGTAATGGTTATATCGCCATTCTGGACAGTATAACGGATGTGTAACTGTGCGTTGTCAGTTGCGTCTGGCCCGTACTTTTTAAGGATTGCTCCTTTGTCCGTAATCAGGTCAACGCCAGATAAAACATGAGGATACCAGTACGCATCTCCTGTCGTGGCTGATTCATAATAATCAAAAATCGTCACCGTTTTTTCGTACATGATACCCTCTCCTTAATATTATTCTTTCTGCGTTATCTGCTTAATAACCTGATTCACGCCAGTAGCCGATAATCCGTTAAACATACCGACCGCAACCGCTGTGATATAGTCCGATGCCGGGAAATCCGGGATAACTCCCATTCCGACAGCTCCGAGAATTCCGCCAATAACCGCCATGATTACTGGAATCCATTCATCAGAGATTCTTTTTGATGCTTTACAGCCCATTCCTACGATGTAGCAAATCATAACGATTGCGATACATGAGCCTAATGTTGAAATGTCCATTATTCAGATACCTCTTTAAATTCTTCTTCAAACTCATCCTTTGTCATTGTATCGAAATATCCTTCTTCATCACGCAAGACGTAGTCTCCGGGCTCTATGAGTACTGAATCAACCATTTCGCCATCCCTAAATGGAGCAGGATATGTAGAAATCTCAATGTTCGGTGAGTTAAGATTGTTATTGATTTTTACCGAATTGCCAACAAACTTTTCAATTTGAGCTATACCTTCAGGAGTGGTAAAACATTGAATAGCTTCAACTATAGTCGGTTTTTTTCGCACATATTTCATACTCTCACCCCCGCATATAATATCGGTACTCCATCATCCGTCCTTACTCCCATCAGAAGCGGCAATGCTGTCTTAAGAAGCAAGTCGTTCGTTTTCTGCACATCTCCGGCGGCGGCATACACTGCACTCCACTCTTTTGCGCCCGATGCTTTCTGCTGGGGCGTTGCGTAAGAGATGGATTCGCTGCCAGATGATACAGATGTTACAATGCCTGTCGTGCTACCACCGGTCCCGATTGCAGTTGATGTACCGCTCGCAGCGGCATTGGTAGCATTCTTCTCGGCAAGCTCAATCTGATACATTAATTCAGCCAATGAACAGACTGCCTTTTTGATACGCTTCTGTGAGCGTTCGTTTGTTGGCAGTCCGTCCACCAACCTGTCAAATGTCATTGTATCCACAAAATCACTGGCTCTTTCTGCCAGTCGTGGAAAGTCGGTTTCTGGCACGACTGAACCGAAATATGAAGTTGTGTAAAATTCATAATCTGCATAAGCCATGCCAGTTACCTCCTACGTTTGTCATTTTGCTGTTACGCTTGCACTTCCGGCATTCAGCGCTTTGTATGTTCCATCACACTCAACCACTGTAATCTTCTGCCCGGTTGCTGCCTTAATGTCGGCTTTTCCGTCCCATGTAGTCCAGTTTCTGAGATTCTGGCCATAAGTTACAGCTGTTTCAGATGCACCAACTTTGTACTTGTACACATTGCCAGCGTTTTCTTTAGCCGGATTTACAGTGATTTTTGTATCACCAGTTGCTGTTCCTTCCGCAGATGTTACTGTCAGAGTGCCGAGCGTTGGTGTTTCGTCAATGGTAATTACTGCAATTGCATCAATGTACTCTGCAAAAAGAGTCAGTCCCATAACTGCGAACGCTTCGGAAACTGCTGTGTGGTAGTTGCCCTGAGTGTGGAATCCGATCAGGTTTGTTTCGCCAGATACGGTATACACAAGACCTGCTCTCGCAAAGTCAGACTCGTTCGGGTCTACATAGTAAAGTACGATGTTCTCAACAGGGGTAGCAATAACCTGTCCTCTCGGAATCTCGCTGTCGGACAGTAAGAAGATTGTATTGAATCCCATAAAGTCCTTCATGTACTGGAATCCGAACTGATTCTGAATAGTGATCTCAGCTGCTCCGAGATATTCATATACGTCCAGAATGTTGACAAATCCAACAACGCCAGTCACATTTCTGTGCATCTGTTTAAATTTGTTTTCAACACGACCCTTAGCCATTGCCAGAGCCATCTGGAATGTTGTTTCTGTGGAAGTAAGTGTACCGGTTTTCAGATAGTCATAGAATCTGCCGGTAACATCAGTCTGAAGCTGGAAAAGAAACTCGTCATCAGTCATCTGAACAGCGTTCTCATAACCGTGGTCCTTGATTGCTTCGATAGATACAGCCTTTGCGTACTTTTCGATAGTCATTTCCGCATAGGTCTTTTCTTTTACGGTAAACTTGCTGTAAGGGATTTCCTCACCCTCACCAACATTTCCACGCTGTAAAGTACCCTCTGCGTATTTGGACTTGAGTACAGCACCCGGCTGCTTTTTGATAGGTCTCATGATACCCAGAATATCACGTAAGTGCTGCCAGTTTCTTTCGAATCTGGTAACAAAATCAATCTCACGTGCCGTTACCTGGATATCATTAGTCATAATAAGATTTGTTTTTGCTGCCATATAAAATCCTTTCTACCCATAATTAATTATTAAGGCATTGGGTTAGCGGCTATACTCTGGTGTATAGTCGGTGTAAAAAATCACTGGAATAACTGGATATTCTGAGCAATTGCAGCCTGTCTCTCGGACGGGTCTTTGATCGCTTCGATATCTTTTTTAGTCATGCTTCCCGGTGTCTGCTGCTGTCCAACGTGAGTGGTAAATCTTGCCTGATTCTGCTGAGCCTGCTGCTGAGATTCGTCCACAAAAGCGGATGCATCAGACTGTTTCATCTGCTCAATCAGATCATTTAATCCGAGAATTTTGCCGTCTTTCAGCTTTAATCCTGCTTCTTTGATGTCTGCCATGACTGATTTCTTTGCCGCTTCGCTGGAAAACTTAACGTCATCGAGTGCCGCTTTCAGAGCATCCGAGAAATCACGGTCGTAGATTTTTGCATTGAATTCTTTCTCTGCATCTGCCGCTTTCTGTTTCCAAGTCTCTAACTCACTTTTAATATTTGCCGGGTCGATACCGTCAAAACCTTTTAAGGTTTCTTCTGCTGTCTCAGCACGTTCTTTCCAGTTATCTCGTTCTCCCTCAACTTTTGACAGAGTTTTCGCCACTTCCTTTGCGTTCTTGTAATTCTCAGAAAGTGCTTTCTTTACATCTGCCTGTTTATCCTCCGGGATTTCAATTCCAAATGATTTTAAAGTGTCAATAAGTTTCTGCATAACATCCTCCTGGTCGTGTTTATTGACCTGCCGCCGCAGGTAAATGGATTAAGCCAGTTAGACCACTGGCAAGGTAATCGGAAAGGCAGGAATCGAACCTGCGACCTCACATTTACAGTGCGATCTACCACTGAGCTACATTCCATGCCGCCTATAACGGCCAACCCTCTAAAAAGAAACTGGGGTGAATTTCACTTCTTTCGCTATAGCGTAAATCCACCTGAGACATAGACCACCTGTATACAAACAGCTTAACTCTAAGCGGATTAAAGCGGAGCGCCCGGAATCGAACCGGAGACCAGAGTGCGACTCTGTCAGTTTTCCACTAGCGTACATTCCACATAACCCGGATTCCCGGGTTAGCAAGGTGTTTAACGTGTCATGCCTGCCACGAGTTGTTTCGGATATTTATTTCTTTTTTAAAAGAAAAGTATGAATAACAAAAACCTTAATCAAGGAGGTGAGCCATCTTGCGTGCCAGATGGCAAATACGCACGACAGGATTCGAACCTGTTCAACTTTCCGTTAAAGCGTGCGTACCAGCTACTAAATTAAAGAAAGGAGGATTAAAACGAAAATGTCAAAACAACCGTTTTACTTGTGCTTCCTGCTGCGCAATTACATTATAACAGATTTCTTTCAACTACCTCTCTACCACTTTTGTATTTTTAGAGCATATCACGGAGTTTTTCTACGTATCTCTTGACAAGATCACGTTCTTCCCGGCATTCTGCATCCTTTGGCATATCGCTCATTTCTGTTGTGAGTTCGTCAAGATGTTCTTCCAGAGCGGCAAGCATCTTTCTTTTGCAGTCTTCAGACTTGCCGGAGCGATAGCTCTGTTTCTGCATCATATAGTCGTCATAAGCATCTCGTCCGTCAGAGCGGCTGTAATGCCCTCTGACATAATGTTCACCACGTCTAGCATAAGAACTACCTCTGTCGTAATCCGGCATCATTCTACCGTCATTTGCGCTGTATCTCCCCATACTATCACGTTTTCTTCCACGTTCACTGTAATCGGTGTCATTGTATCCACCACGCATCTCATCAAGGACAGTGTTATAGTACTCCACTTTCTTGTCCCAGTACTGCGTGTTCTTGATATCTTTATACATATCAATCAGCTTATATGTCATATCCAGATTTCCAGTAGTCAGTCCATTATCAGCGATTTTGGACAGCTCATCTTCGATTCTTGCGCATAAGTCTTTAATATCTCTCATAATCACACCTCCTATGCTTCTCTGGTCACGACAATGTTTGCGTTCGCAACAGAAATTGCCTGATCGCTAGTGTTCTCTACTGCGATATTAACGCAACATCCACGAGGTACATCAATATAGATGCCAGAGGACACATTGTTGTACTGATCTACTGCTGCCGGTGTGGAAATCATCTGAGAAGAAAGAACCGGCTCACCAGAAATTGCAATAGCCAGAGAAATAGCTCCGACAGTACCGCCTGTTGGAATCGCGATGTTACCGGAGAAATCCACGAAGAATCTCGCTTTGCACTGATTAGTCAGTCCTCTCAGTGTAATAATTCCACTTCCCTCTCTGTGCTGAATACAGTTAGAACCTTTAACTGCTGTGTTTGAAAATACTACATTTCCATTTGCTGCTACCGTCTGAGCAGCTACATTTGTAAATTCTGCCATAATTTTTACCCCTTTCATATCACAAAAGGACAGGTCTCAGCCTGCCCCTCTGTGTAATACGGCATAAGCCGACATCCGAATCAATCGAAAGATACTCTCGATATGAAGTTATCAGCAATTGCATCCAGTGTTACATCCGCATCCGTAAAATGTGTTCGGATTAGGAACCTGATATGCCGGAATCGGTGCTGGATTAATCGCATTAATAAGCTGCTGTGTCTGAGAAGCCATTGCAGTTGTGAGCAGCGCGCTCTGACGGTCCTGAGAAGCGGCACGTCTAAGGTCATTGTTTTCAGCCTGCAAGTTAGAAATCTTTTCATTGCAAAGATAATCAAGAATCGCTCTTGTTCCTGCATTCTGGCTGTCAATAATGTCTCTTGTGTTGCTGTTCATCGTATTCTGCAATGCACAGGTGTTCTGCGCCATATTGTAGTTTACGCCCTGGATAGCTTCTCTGGTTTCGCAACAGCAGTTCGCAAGCTGCGCCTGGAGTGCGTTGGTGTTCTGCATATTCGCTACAGTATCAGCATTGATTGCCTGCTGGATTCCAAATCCGGTCTGCATGATATTCGTGTTGATTCCGTTAAATCCAGTAAGCATACCGTTGTTCACTGCATAGAATCCATCACAGAGGCCGTTGTTGATTCCGTCAAGTTTGCTGATTACTGCGGAGTTATCGAATCCTCTCTGAATGTCTGCCTGAGTAGCTGCTGTGGCTGCATATCCGCCGCCGTTGCCATTATTGCCCCAGCCGTTGTTTCCCCATCCGAAGAAAGCAAAAATGAATAAAACAATAATCCACCAGCTACCATCTCCACCAAACATACCATCATTCCTGTTATTTCCAGTTAAAAGAGCAACGTCTGATGCTGTTAAATTTCCATCCATAGTTATAATCTCCTTTTTGTGTATTTACATCAATCTGGCCAGATTGTAATGTACTATTTCATTCCTTTCAGCGTGTGTTGAAACTGTCCTGCCATCTGCTGAACTTGATTAAGCTGTTGCTGAGAAATCTTCCCAGACTGTAACATCTTCTCAACTTCCGCTTTCGGGTCTCCCTTAAAATTCTGTTTAAACTGCATAAACTGTTGCATCATCTGCATTGGCCCGTTTCCCTGTGGCATCCCACCACCGAGGGTGTTAAATAATGGATTACTCATCTGCGTTTCCTCCCTTGACTGCTGATTCCTGCACGGTATTAGCTCTAACAGGTTCAGAAAATGAATTTAATCGGTTTATGATAGCTTCGTATTTGCCCTTCAAATCATCATATTCCTGTCTGGTGACATATTTACTGTCCATGTTCTGAACAGACTGCTTAGGCGGCATCTGAGCACCTACTTCATGGTATTCAAACGTCCGTAATGGTTGTGGCATACCGGAAACGTCTGTGGATTTTATGTAGAACTTTTCACTTTCACTGTCCATCAGTAAAACGCTTGTCCCGGGTGCTACCAGATAGGATTTTGCACCCACTTCGCCAGATACCCACAGAATGCCACTATTATTCTGCTGGGGCTGTTGTACTGGTTGAGCTGGCATCTGGACAGGCTGTTGCTGAAATTGATTCATCTATCCCGGAACACCAAAACTATATTGATAAGGATTGTTATATAATGCCATCTTATGCACCGCCTTTCTAATTATATTTTTGCATAGATGTATCAATCTAAAAAGTTCAAAAAAGTATCGAAAAAGTATTGTGTAATAACGCACATAGATTTATAATTGAGAAAAAAGGAGGGATTAACATGGCAACAGAAGCGCAGAAAAGAGCGGTAAGAAAGTATGAGAACAGCAACTATAGGCTAAACATTGTCTTTCCAAAAGGAACTAAAGAGAGGATTGAAAAGCTCGGTCTTGGCAAGAGCAACAGTGCCTTTATCAGGGATGTTGTTCTGTCAGAGCTCGACAGGCTAGAAAAAAAATAAAAATAACGCACATATACGCTTGACATATAACGCACATAGATGTATAATAAAGACAGTTAAAGAAAACCAATTACACAGCCCCTACAAGGGGCAGAACGGAGGAAAAAAGATGAGAAAATTTGAATTGAAACAGGTAGCCCGAAACAATTCCGAAAACTTCGGATGTGCCAAAGTTACAGCAGCTTGGCTGTGCGGCACAGAGTCCCAGAAAGAGGATTTTATAAATTCTCTGGGCGAGAACTGGGTGAGAATCCCGGCGGAACTTGTTGACGAGACCACCGAGCAGAATTTTATTTCTTACGCTCGGGCATAAGGAGGAGGGAAAAGAAGATGTTAGAAACCTCGAAAAATATGACAGCGATCATTATTTTTGGGAAATCGAGGGTAACACCCTTAGAATTTCCTATACAGAAGAAATTTAAGAAAACGCCCGGAACTGTTCTTGAAATAGTACTGAATAAGTGCAAATTTTAATATTTCTATTTTGGAAAGACGCAAAATAAGCCCCTGAGAGATAATCCTGGGGCTTTTATTGTCGTCTTAACACACTTTAATTATTTTATTATTCACCCTCCGGCTTAATCGTTTCGCCGTGGATATACTCACGTTCATCTGTTCTGCACAGTATTCAAGAGTGTGTTCCTGACATCTCAGCCGAAACAGTCTTTCTTCGTCCGGTGTAAAATTGCACTCTAACAAGAATCTGTCTATATCTTTCTTAGTGAACACATATAATTTCATGAGCATACCCCTTATTAATGCAATTAATGCTGATTCTGTGCAAGATACTCCGTGAGCTTCTGCTTTGTTTTTTTTAACTCCTCGACGTTGTTTCCGCTGATCTGACTGTCTAGCATGGTTGATAACACTTCCAGAATTAATGAATCTCGTTCTGCGATTCTCCGAAGACTTTCATAATCTCGTCTATCATGCTCTTCCAGTGTCTCTACTCGCTTATTAAGTCGAAATGCCGGAGTAATCCATTTAAAAATTACGGCTGCCGCGCCTCCGACAATAGACACCCCTCCACAGATAGAGAGGAAAATCTGTACAAATTCTGATATGCTCATTTATTCTCCTTTTCCCAGTAATATACCGGAATCTCATTACCGGAATCCCATGTGTCAAAATATTTGCCATCTTGTACCGTCACTACATGACCGTCTATGCAGAGGATGTATGTGCCTGTCGGATGGTCTGCGCAAAAGTCGTTGACTGTATAGATATATCGTTCTGACTGTTCAATTAGCTTACGTCTGTACCCACGTTTATAGAGATACGCGCCCCAAACGTAATTAGCTGATGGCATATCCGACAGAGCACACGCCTGTATCATTAATCCGGCGAATACTGTTTCCCAGTCGAACCCGGTTGCTTTACATATTGCCCGGACAGCACAATCTCCGACTCGATTCCCGGCAGGATTCGGATTGTAATATTCCCATCTATCCATTAGTCAATCCCCTTTGCTGTCTTATATCTCTTTGCCGCTCCTCTGGCTTTAGCGGCGTTCTGGCGGTTCCACTTAGCAATCATAAGTCGGTCTTGCAGTTCCCTCAGGTCATTCTGCTTGCAATAATCTTTGTATGCAGCATTTTGTTTCTGTAAAAGATAAGACTTCCGGTCAAGGTCTTGCTGAAGTGCAAATCTTGTCTGTTCGTCATTACAGTTATCAACCGCCGCTTGCATTCCAAGAACTTCACGCTTCGTTTTGCGGATTCTTCGCTCATAAGTGCGTTGCCGCTGTTCTTTTTCGTACTGTTTGCCTTTGTCAACTTTGTCCTGTGCCGATAGTTCTGCATAAGGATTAAATTCCCCATCACTGGCTCCAAAGCTATGCCGACAGTTAATCCCTGACAGTCCACTTGTCGTTCCATATCCGGTCAATGAAAAAGGCGGAAATTTCTTGCTCTTGCCCGAACGAGAATATATCTTACCTTGCCACCATGAGTGATTTCCCGGGTTCTCGCCACCATCACCCGTTCTGGCTCCCATGTGAGCACTGACCAAAACCAAATCCCAGTCCATTTCTTCCATGCGTTTTAGGGATATATCTCCCGCAGCCTGAGCCACACCAGTTCTGACAGAACGTGCTACTGCGGTTTCGATTGTGTCTTTTCTGCCAGATGGATATGTGACGGTAACGCCATCACTCACAACGTTATTAACTGCTTCTTTGATGGCTTGCGTATACCCAACCGCCCCAGTCATCACATGATTATATGCAAGGTCGCATTGCTCGATATAGAGCCTCTGAGCGGCACTTGCAGTTGTTCTTGTGAAGTTCTTCCACTCGCCCATAGTCGCAAGCATATTCCGTTCCATGAGCCTTATCATAGCCGGGGATTGTTCGAGCGGTACAGGGCTTAATCCTGCCGCCTTATATATCTTATCATCGTAATTCATTGCAGTGATTCCAGCATCCTCAAACGCTTCAAGAAGCTCCTGCTGTTCACGTTTGGTGTATTTGGATAGTTCTGCCAGAATGTCCTCTAGCAGTTCACCAGATTCCTGTAGCGTTCTGATTCTCCACGCATCGGCGTTAGTCAGAATATAGTCCTCACCTCTGCCGATTCTTGCCATCATTCTCGACACGATCTCAGAGATGATATACTGATGCAGTTCTTCAGCAATTTGTTCACTGCCCTCTGTTATCCGGCGTAAATATTCAGGACTAAGTATAGTATATCACCTCTTTCGTCAAAAGTCGTGGTAAATGTTTTGAAAATATGCTACAATCAACCTATTAAGGAGGTGTCGCAAAATGTTTTTAAAATTAAAAGTCCATTGCACTTGTGGATGCTGCTATTACATCAACGAAAAAATTTCAGTAGACAGAATTACCTGCCCGAACTGCGGTATTGAATATCCGTACTCTGAAAAAGCTATCAAAATGCTTAAAATAGCGGATGAGATTAGTGACGGTGGTGATCCTGTTCTACCTAATAACTCCAAAATTCGGACGGAAGTTGTAATATCTGAGAATGATACTTATGTACCTCCTTCTGTATCCGATTTTTGGAAGAAACACAAATAATTTTTACCCTTGCTAGTTCTTGTGCTGGCAAGGGTTTTTAATTATAAGCAATTTTACTACCCAATTCGTTAACTAAAGCCCTCGTCCCAAAAGTCCATGAGCAGTAAACCCTTGTATTTACAGGAATTTTCTCGTATCTATTGCTATCATCAGTACCAATCTGCTTTAGTTAATTAGTTTCCACTTTCGTTTCTTCTTCCTTATTAACATCCATCAACTCATTATACTGTTCCTCTGTGATTCTCCCAACTGCAAAAAACACATCAATCTTATTTTTCAAATCATCTGTAAGTCCGTTTCTCTCTTTAAGTTTTAATAATGTTCTATATAACATAATCATACCTCCAATTCTGTAAGTGCTACCGCGTATTCGCTGTTGACATCTTCATTTGTTACTTTAACTATAGGATTCACCACGCTCTTAATCTCAACTGGACTCTCTGGCGTTGGTGTTCCATCCTGTGATGATTTGCCATACAGCATCATATCTTGAATCTTTCCGTCATCAGAATCAGTGATATGAGTTTCGCCCTGATTTGATGCATAAAATTTAGTGATTTTGGTGGATATATCCGCTTTCAAAGAAGCAATATCCGTCTTGTTCTGCTCAATCTGCTGTGCCTGTTCTGTCGTAGCTCCGGGCTTGACCGGATTCTTTTCAAGGTACTCATTTACTGCATTCTTGATTTCTTCCGGCGAAATCTCCCCACCAATTCCTTTTAAGCATAATTCATATAAATACTTCTCTTTTCTCGTGATCGGCTTCGGAATTTCGCCCGTGTAATCACCTGTCAGATATGCAAGATATTTTTCTTCCTTGTTACTGGTTTATCTGCCATCTTTTTACTCCTCTCCAAATAATTTCGGCTCGTCCGGCTGAGCTTCTTTGATCATTGCTTTCGCATCGCTTTCCGTCATTCCTTCGAATTTTACAAAATACAACCATGCCGGAACTTTGCCAGTAGTCACATACTGCCACCATCTAGCACGATCGTTTTCTCTGACATAGAGAATGTCTCCAAAATCATAATTGACTTCATAGGCTCCGACGGGTGCAAGCCCGTACAGGTCAGCGTAAACGTTCAGTGCGTAGATTACTTCATCCAGACAGGATTCCAGTTTGTCTCGAACATCTTTGATAAACTGCACTGTCCTCTGCTGTTCCGCTTCTACTCCTGTAGCTGTCTGAATGCCACTAGATTCGTTGAAAACAAAATATCCGTTGGAGAATCCAATCTTATATCCCAACTGGCTTAAAAGAGCATTTATACCGCTTATACGGGTATCTGTGTTGAGCTGCGGATTGATTTCTTGATAGAACTCTTTTTCATCCTGTCCGAATACATTCTTGACAAAGTGCGGTAAGTTCATCTCATTGCGTCTGTTCTCCATGCCCTGTGGTGACATGGCTGCTACAGGTGTGCCACTTGGCATCAGCAGTCTATCATCTGCCAGAACAATCTTCTGCGAGTCAAAAATCTCTCCGGCATTGCGGCTGTATGCAATGTCAAGGTCTTTCAGCTCTTCGATAGCTTCGGCAAATATCGGAAGTCCAAGTGGTGTGCTGATATCTACATTGTTCGCCTGCGGTGTCCGTAGTACTCCGTACAGAGGTCCGTCCAGTTTCTCACCGTTTGCCTTGAGAATCGGTGGTGTATCTGCCATGAGGTCAGCCCATTTGGTCTGTTTAAGGTCGATTTTATCTCCGATGCTCTGAGGGGATTTCGACACATAAGCCCTGTTAGAAACGTAGTACGGATAGGTCGTCACGCCATTTATTGTGGTCTCAACAAACCTATGATATTCAAGCCTTGTATAGCATTTCCGCCCAACGGTATAAGAATCCTTAAAAATAATCCCTTTAATCTCCTGATTGTCATAATCTACAATCATCACATCTGTCGGAGTAAATACATCAAGGCTCTCACCGTTTGGCTTGATAAATACTGTTCCATAGGCGCAGCCATATTCTACCCAGTGACGAATCTGGAAATATACCTTGTCAATCTGTTCCTGAAGCCATGTAGCCCTTGCAGAACCGTCAATCTGAATGCCGATCGCCAATGTTGCGAGCCGGGCTGTCTCTGAACAGACAGATTTCGCGAAATTGATCGTCTGGATATTATTCTTATCATCTAGCCAATATGGAACGCCTCGGTATATGTTCGCACATTTATTAATCAGTGATTCCATCTCCGGGAATTCTGCCGCTTGGATATTGAAATCCTCTTCAGCTTGTTTTTTGAAAATCATGTTAAACCACCTTTTTAGTGTTGTTATAAGTCCCATTTAATCACCTGAATTAGTTGATTTCAGCACATTTCTGATAAACTCTATGTCTTTATTGAAGCTCTTTATATCTTCATTCTGTATCTTTGCTGGTTTGCCATTCCACAATTCTCTTCCAGCTCTTTGTCCTTGGAAGAACTGGAATTTATCCAGAATTTCCAAACATTTAAATATGTTTTCTTTGCTATTCATTATGCACTGTAACCTCTCCTGTTAAATAACGGCTCATAAGCATATCTAAGTG